CCTTTTCTCTTACCTCTCCCCTGAAACCTGAAACCTAACACCTGCCACCTGCCCTCCACCATATATCACCCCATTTTCCTAAATTCAAATTGTAAAAAACATTAAGGCGGCGATGGGCTTCGTTGCCTTTCAGTGAGCATACGCCCGCACCCTCACCCGCTCCACCTATTCAATATCAATCACTTAACAATTTTATAATGATAAAAAAGCCTGTCCTTTCCCAATAAATCCCTACCTATTACTTTTGCCAAATAAATCACAAACACCTATGAACAAAGTATTTTTAAAGGACGTACTGGCTGAAATGAGAAAACTCGATGAGCGCAAGAAGCCCATACCCTTCACCATAACCGTACGCACCTACAACAAGCAAAACAGCTTTGGCGGCAAACTCTGCACTTACACGGGCGCAACCCTTATGCAGCAACCCCGCAACAAGCAAGATTTTGAAAAGAACCCCAACCACTGGCAAAACAAAACCCGCAATCTCAAACTCAGCGACGGCACCATAAAGAAAATTTGTATACTTTTTATCGTCGCTTTCAACGGAAAAGAAGTAATCTACTAATTAGCAAATCGGCAAATGGATATAGTAACTAAAAAAGATTTATCCGATAACTACGGAAAACCTGTATACTATTTTACAAAGTTTTTCCCTGAAGGATACAAACCTCCTGAAAATATAATGAAAAGAACAGCTAATGAAGAATATCAAGGGAGTATCTTTTTCAGTAAAGAAACTGCTAACCGTATCCTTTCATTAGATGTGTGGAAAACGTGTATATATCCTTCTATCTATCTACTCCGCGACGGCTTCTGTTACAATATCGATTGGAACGATAGCGAGTATATAGAAATAACCAAACGCGCAGGCAATCAAATGAATGTGCTACAAATGGTATCAATTATTATTAACGACTTTGGCTACACTTACCAAAGTGAAAAATGGAAATAATGAAACAAATCGACAAAGACATTTACGTTTTTACCGTAGGGGCGAATGGCAATTCGCCCTCAAAAGGCAATTCGCCCAAAGCTGCTGTACTCTTCGGCTCCGATAAGCAAAGCCTCTCAACCCCTAAAACGCAAAAAGATGCAAGCGACACCGATAAGTTCGCCGCTTGGGGCGATAATAACCTATACCCACAAGAGTTTACCAAAAAACTCAACAAAACGGGCGCCGCTATCGGCGGATTGGAGGTGCTCATCTCCGCTCACTACGGCTTGGGCTTCCGCCTCTACCAAGATGTAGAAACTGAAGAAGGCGTAACCACTCGCGAACGCCTCCGCTCAGCTTTCCCCGAGATTGATAGCTTCTTCAAAACCTGCCGTTGGGATGTAACAATGGCAGAGATTATCGAGGATTTTGAAACCTACGGCATTGCTTTTGTCGAATACCTGCTCGCACCCAATTCCGACAAAATCGTATCCGTAAAACGCCAACAAGCCCCCCATTGTCGCTTAGGAGTGCCTAACAAAAAAGGCTTTGTCGATAAAGTCTACATCAATACCACTTGGGGCGACACCCTCAACGAGGAACTAACCGTAGAAGTGCCCTTTTTCTCCGATATTCACAATGTCGAAACCCTCAAAACCTATTGCAAGGAAAAGAAAATCGAAAAGTTTATCGTGCCCGTAATGCGCCCACTCACTACCGAGAAGAATTACCCCAAGGTAAAATGGCATAGTTCCTTCTACAACGGTTGGGTAGATGTAGTCCTTTCCGTGCCTGCGTTCAAAAAGTATATGTTTGAAAACCAATTGAACCTAAAGTACGTGATATACATCGCCGATGATTTCTTCCTTCACAAATTTGGGCGCGAGGAATGGCAAGAGATGCCACAAGAAAAACGCGAAGCCGCCCGCCAAGAGACCATTAAGGCTATTGACGATCATATGAGCGGCAACAAAGCAGCAGGGCGTTCGTTTGTGTCGCCTTTCTTCCGCGATAGCAACAACAATCTTATCAAGGGTATAGAAGTAATCCCTATCGACGACAAGATTAAGGACGGCAACTTCTTGCCCGATGCCAGTGCCGGCAATTCCGAAATACTCTTCCCTATGGGGGTAGACCCTTGTCTGTTGGGGGCAGGCATACCAGGGGGCAAAAACCTAAGTGGCAGTGGTAGCGACAAACGCGAGGCGTACACCATTCTCTCCACCCGTATGCCCGTAAAGCGATTGCGCACCCTCGAAGTTTTCGAGCGTATCCGCGATTGGAACAACTGGGACAGCACCCTATACGGCAACTTCCCCAACATCAACCTCACTACCCTCGACAAAAACCCCAACGGACAACAAACAATAGTGAATTAAAATGGCAAGCAACAACACTACATCACAACTTACGATACGTATCAACGGTAAGGAGGTAGAGAATACTTTTACAGCCTTAAATCGCGAAGTGCGCACGCTCTCTCGTGAACTCCGTAACCTCACTCCTGGTACTGAAGAGTTCCAACAGCGTGCAGCGCAATTGCGTGAGGCACAAGCGCACTTCAACCGTGTACGCGATGAAATTAACCAAGTGAATGGGGCTATTACCCAAACGGCTACCAGCACTTCACGCTTTGGCGACATCGTGCGCGGGGTATTCACTGGCAACCTTATCACTGGCTTCTTTTCTTCTTTTGTGGGTAAAGCCCGCGAATCGGTGGACGAACTCCTCAAAGTATCCGACCTGATGACGGGCGTAGAGAAAACCACAGGGCTCGCCTCCGAGCAGGTACGCGAGTTGTGGAACGAGTTTGATGAGCTCAATACCCGCACCTCCAAGCAGGAACTCCTCAATATCGCCCAAATAGGCGGTCGCTTGGGCATTACCGATAAAGAGCAAATCAAGGAGTTTACTGAGCAAATCGATAAGATATACGTTGCCTTGGGCGACTCGTTCCAAGGCGGTTTGGAAGAGGTAACTACCAAGGTGGGTAAACTCAAAAACCTTTTCGAGGAAACTCGCAATCAAAACTATGGCGAAGCCCTCAACGCCATTGGCTCTGCCCTCAACGAACTGGGGGCGAATGGTAGCAGTAGCGAACAGAACATCACCGATTTTGCCACCCGCATAGGGGCGTTGCCTGCCGTGCTAAAGCCCTCTATCGAAAAAACATTAGGACTCGGAGCTGCTTTCGAGGAGAGTGGTATCGATGCCGAAGTGGCTTCCAGCGGTTACTCGCGCTTTATGAGCGTGGCGGGTAATAATATCGCCGCCTTTGCCAAACAAATGAAACTCACCACCAAAGAAGCCTCCGAACTGTTCAACACCCGCCCCGAAGAGTTCTTTTTGCGCTTTGGCGAAAGCCTCAAAGGCTTAGGAGCCGAGCAAACAGCGGGCGTACTCAAAGGTTTAAAGCTCAACACCCTCGAGATACAGAAAACCCTCGGTACAGCTGGCGACAATGCCGACCGCTTCCGCCAGCTGATGAACCTCTCAGGGCAAGCAATGCAGGACGGCACTTCTATACAGAACGAGTTCAACAAGGTGAACGAAAATACCGCCGCTATATGGGAGAAAATCAAAAAAGTATTTGCCGAAACCTTTACTTCCGACACTATGGCGCAATGGTTCGGCGGACTTATCAAGCTACTGGGCTGGCTCACGGGGGTAACCTCCAAAGCAGGCGATGGTGTGAAAGTCTTCCGCGATCGTATTGCTTTCTTAGCAAAAGCCATAGTGGTATGTACTACCGCCGTAGTAAGCTACCGCGCCGCCGTCTATCTCTCTACCATAGCCACCAAAGCCGCTTGGCAACAAACCATCTTGTACAATGCTGCTATGAAAGTAGCAAATGCTACTACCGCTTTGTGGAAAGGTACTGTATTGCTGCTTTCGGCTGCCAAGGCAACACTTACAGGTAATACTATTAGAGCAACAGCCGCAATGCGCACTTTCAATTTCGTTACCAAAATGAACCCTTGGGGATTATTATTAGGGGCTATAACAGCAGTAGTAACGGCTCTTGTATTATTTTCTAACAAACAGAAAGAAGTAAATTTACAACTCAAAATACAGAACGATGCTATCAAAGAAGCTAATGTACAAACAGCGGCACAAGAACATCATTTGCGACAATTACTCAAAACTGCCAATGATACTAATAAGAGTTATAACGAACGTAAGAAGGCTGTAGATGAACTGAACCGACTTGTTCCACAATACAACAAACAGCTTACTGTTGAAACGGCTAACACTTTGCAAGCTAAAAACGCTTTAGATATATACATCGAAAGTATCAAAGCGGCTGCACGTGAAAAGTATTTAAAAGCCCTTGTCGACCAAAAAGCTGAAGCCCTCGCCAAACAAGAATATTCATCATTAGAAGAAAATATAGCTTGGTATGAACGTGCACTGAATGGAATGAAAAACTTTGGTAACCCTATTGCGGCAATGAGTGATGATATAGTAACGGCTACTAAAAACAAAGCTCAAAATGTCAAAAAAGCAAACGACGAACTGAAAGCAGCTACCGATCTTCTTCTTAAACAACAAGAAGAAAACGCAAAGAATGGTGTTGTTGTTACTGATGATAATGTTACTCCTATATCTCCTGCTGGTGAAGGAACAAAAAAACAGACCAAGGACTACGCCGATGAATACCGCAATGCCAATAAGGCGCGCTTGGCTGCCGAGCAGGAATTGCAAAAGGAAATTACACATGGCTTAGAGGAAAGCCTCGACAAACAGCTGGCTCTTACCGAGCAGAAGTATAACGACAAGCGCTTCAAACTACAACAAGAAAACGCCGACTTAGAGCAGGACATTCTAAAACTAAAAACAGAAGCGAAAGGCAATAATGACCCAAAACTGCTCAAAACAATTCAGGAAAAACGCAAATTGCAAGAACTCAACAAGCAAATAGCTGTTGAATACGAAAAACAAGAACAAGCCGAACTCACTCAAGTACG